CTCCTACCAACAAAGAGCTGGAAGCGGTCGTTAAGAGTAGTAAGACGCCTGTAACGGATTTGATGCGAAAGCTCCGAGGTCGTTGATCCCATACTATGGAAGCATTTGGGAAGACGATTTCGCTAGGTAGTAGGGTAGGGCTAGGATAATGGTTAGACGTCTATTCACTCGTGGCCAACCTACCTTGGAACAAGCCCTAGGTCCGCCTCTTGGCGGCGGGGGGAACCAGGTTCCGGGTGGGTTCAATCCAGCTGCGTTGCGTCCCCCCGTTCCGTTCAAAGAGCCCCCTGTTACACTACAGGGTATTCGTCTGGCAAATCCCGGTACTACATCTGTGCCGTTCAATCAGATGCAATTTCCCGCACCTGTGGGTCTCATTCAAGGTGGGCCACCTGGAACAGTACCTGTTGGCCAGGTTGTAGATCCTGCAGACCCTATAGGGGCTCCTGGGGCTGATCCTGAGCAGAAGACACAAGGGCTCATAGACTTTGATCCTGGAGTTTCTATGGGTCAGGGTGTCGTGGGGTTGACGAACACTCTAAAGACCCAGGGATATAGGGCTAATATAGTTCCTCGAAGTAATGAAGGAGAGAAGGATACTATACTTTTTAATATCTCTTCATTTGATCCTAAGTCTGGGTGGCTTCACTTAAAGCTTCCCACTATCAATATAGAAATTCCTGGTCAGGGCATGACTGACTATGTAACAAGACTAACCTATCAAGAAGATGACCACGAGTTCCTGTCTGTGAAGATTCCCGCCCCTGATTTAAGAAGTTCGTTACAAATAGCCCACATCATGTCCAAAGCTCGGGCTGGGTCTACGGGTAAGAGTGTACTATTTGATGGGCCAAGTCTTGCTAAGGTTATAACTATGGGGCAATCCCATAAGGGTGCGGCTCTCAATAAGTTTAGTAGTGATGATGCTTTTGCTCATCAAGTCTCTACAAGTTTGGACGTATTAAGACTAAACTTATTGAAATCCACCTTTAACTCTATCAACCAGGCTTATCAAATGGAGCATTCAGAGGTTTTGGACCTCCTAGCGAGTAACAATGCTCGACTAAAAACCGCAGTAGACATGATAAAGGATATGCCCTCTGTTCATGGAGATGTTGCACTGCCATTGGTGAAGGCCGCGGCTGTAATGAACACAAGTATGGTTGGAGAATCTCGTCATTTTGGGTTAGCCCAGCTAGGTAGCCCCCAAATGACTGAGGCGCTTGATCAATTCTTCTCTAATTTCCCCGATCTCCAGTTTGATCCCGAGGACGCTGCGACAGCCCGGCTTAAATTTAGTAGAAGCTTTACCCATAATCAGAAAGATGCCTTGACTTCAGCTCAGAAGTTTAACAAAACCCATACGCGCCCCGGTGTGAAGCTGACTCGTGCTCAGCGGAAGGGGGATCCAGCCCATGAGTTGCAGGCTGGTCGTAGAATGCGGGGGAGAGGGAGGACTCAAGAACTTTATCACGGGACTCTCGCGGCGTCTCAGGTTCAAGAGGAGGGACTCACAAAAGGCCATAGTTACGAGTTGAACATACCGGGCTCTTCAGTATCTGGTGCACCAGATGTATCCACGACGAATTTTGGTCAGGGAGATGCCCTTAAGCATGTTCTGATTGTGGAACTCCCTGCGGTGACGCAAGGCCAAATTATTAATTTGAAACCCTCTGATTATGGCGCCTTCGATCAGGAGCTTTTGCGCCAGTTGGATCCCATTGGATATGGTAAGTCTCAATCTTTCCATCATGAGTATGAGATATTCTTGACTAAGAGCGGTCGAGAGGGGGTTGTGATCCGTAGGCCGACTGATGAGGAGCTGAGAATAATTGAGCAGATTACTGAACAGTCAGTCGAGGAGTATCAACGAGTGCGCGGCGCTGTAGACGGTCTAGGATCAGACTCATTCATATCTGCTATTGACCGAGCTCTATCCTACAAAACAAACCAGCCCACAGGGACCGCAAAGTTCTTTGCTGACGAACCAGAAGCTCTGAACGGCACTCCTTCTAAGGTCTTCCACGCATTGAATGCCGCAAACAGGACTCCCTCAAGAGCATCTAGGTCTAGATTGTGGAAGGTGATTCGCCAGAATCTCCGCCGCATAGAGGTCAGGGAGATTGTTGATGGCTCTCATGAGAACACTGTAGCCAGTAGTCTATGGACTGAGCAGTATAGAAGCGCCCTTCAGGGATTGGCTCAAATAGCAGAGCGGGTCAGTATGAACTGGGCAGATATAGAAACAGGGGTACTAGAACTTGTTGAACTTCGACAGTCCGGCGGCCGGCCGCTCTCCTCGTTCCTCGATCCAACCGCATCCCAGCTGCATCTGGCCCAGGGTATTAGTCCTGGGGATCACGAATGGGAGACCAGAGCTGCGAAGATTGATGAGTCTTTTAGGAGCTACGTCAAGTGGCGCGAATTCCTCTACAAAGCGACTGAGGTTGCGCAACTACAGACATCCAAGACCAGAGATATTTCGGTTATGAACTCTGTTGTACGGATATTGAAGAAGGCCGGCTTTGCCGACAAGAATATTCGGGATACTCTATTCGGAACTGGTCCTGGGGGTGGTACTCTAGCGCTTAGGGAACTCATAGCTAACCACCTCCAACAGAAGACCTTTCCCATCCCAGCTGCATCTGGATCAAGGTCTCGGGTAGGAAACAAGGATGAGCTTCGAGCCATCATGAAGGTTTTGACAGACGGAGGACTTAGTGGCCCAAACTAACAAGTTCCAGCTTGTTCGTGATCCTGAGGGGGATGATAAGGTTCCTCAAAACAAGGTGGAGTATGGGAATGGATCGAAGGATCGGGTGTGTGCCAACTGTCTGTTCTTTATTCCTCCGGCGTCGTGTGAAATCGTGCAGGGTCCGGTAAGAGCTGATGGAGTGTCTCTCCTGTGGCGCCCAGACGACCCTGAAATACGCAAAATCCGAGAAAAAATAGGATTGTAAGATGGCTGTATCAACAGAATGTATCAATCGCCTGCGAGATTGGGTATTGTGGTATCACGGGAATAAGGATACCATCCCTAAGGAGAACCTTCAAAAGAGGCAGGAGTTTCTTGAGAAGGGTGTGGATGGTTGCTTTGAGATGGTAGCCCGCTGCCTTGAAGAGGTAGACGATTCTGGGAAGTCAGAGAGTTTATGGCTCCCTAGGAATCTGGAATTAACTGATCCGTTGCGCCAGGATGACTAATTCCCAGGACAAGAACGCAGAGCTAATCCATCGGGCGCAGAATGCCCAGCTGGGCTATACCATCGTCTTGGGTTATATAACAGAAGGGACAGAAACTGTCATCGGAAAATTGACATCAGCCTATCGCCAAGGTAATTTGGAGGCTAATGAAGTGATTGGGCGAACCGGCGAACTGGTTGGATTAGCCGATCTAAAAGCCCGAATGGAACAAGACATTAAAAAAGGCCAAGGGGCCATGAAACGAGAGGTGGAAAATGAGTGATGTAGATGCTGAGGAACGTGAGGTTATAGATGACGGCCCGCAGGATGGTGATGTCCATCCTGAAACCCCACCCGGTTCGGGGGATGATGAAACCCCTGAATTGGTGAAAGCCACCGTTGGTGGTCAGGAGTTCGAGCTCGACCCCGCCCTCGCTGCGGCACTGACCAAAGACCAAGATGCCGCCTCTGCTCGCACGGAGGAATTGGAAGGGCACGTTGGCGATTTAAGGCGGCAGTTCCAAACTCCTTCTCAGGACCAACAGCAAGGTCAAGGCCCGGACTACGAGCACTTCAACCAATCCCTATTTGAAGATCCTGCCAGTGCTGTACAGGAAATCGTGGCTCTGACTGAGCAGCGAGTACTGCAACAGGTAGGTCAGGCTAATCAACAGCAGAGAGGTCTCGACCAGTTCTGGGGAGACTTCTACACTGCTAACCCAGAATTAAAGGAATTCGATTCATTTGTTAAGGCACAGATGAACGAAAGCTGGCAGACCATTGCGGACATGCCAGCGGCGAAGGGAGCTTCAAAGCTCGCGGAGCTAACTCGAGAATCCCTACTTGGTATGTCACGCAAGTTAGGGAAGGGCAAAAAAGGTTCTGGCTCTCAACATAGTGAGAGTGGAGGAGGCCCTAGGACACCTGCAAAAGGTTTAGAAGAAGGCGGAAACGTAATCTCCGCGTCAGAACAAATTCGCAAACGGCAAAATGCCCGACTTAAGCAAGTTGGGTAGCCATATCAGGAGTGCATAGCGCATGACTCAATTCACCTGGACGTTCGATGCCCCAACGGGCACGTACAAACAGCGTGCGATGTCGGCTAAGCTCTTCGAGGCGGCGCTGGAGAACTCGGTCTTTATGGATCATGTCTGGCCCGTTGAAGGGTTTGGTCGCAAGATGGGTGAGAATGTCACCCTGAAGCGCGTTTCTAATCTTACGGAACCTACCACGGCAGATCTTACTGAAGGCGAGCGGATTCCAGAGGACCAGCTGTCGATCTCTACTACCAGTATCACGGTAAACGAGATCGGTCGGGCAGTCCCCTATACGTCGCTCTCTGAAGATCTCGGCGCCATCGACGTGGCCAACGTCACTCAGAAGCGTCTTCGCAACCAGATGACCTTGGTTCTTGATACGAAGGCAGCGACTGCTTTCAAGACGGCCAAGATCAAATACACTCCGACGGGACTCGCCTCTAGGAGTATCGCTACTAGCGGTACAGCTGGTGCAGCAGCAACTTCCAACATGAATGTCTACCATGTTGAGGAGATCTCTGATTATCTGTGGGACACGTTGAGTACTCCCACTATCAATGGCGATTACGTCGGGATTTTTCGACATCTTGCGTTGCGCGGCATTCGCCGTGACCCGGCCTGGGAGGAATGGCATAAATATACAGATCCTTCGGCCAAATTCAACGGAGAGACGGGCCGCATAGAAGGTGTGCGGTTTATCGATACGAACCACAACAACGCACTTGGCAAGATCGGCAACAGTTCGGTCCTTGGTGAAGGTGTTGTATTTGGTGAGGACGGCGTTGCGATGGCCGAGGTTCAGACCCCCGAACTTCGGGCTGCAATGCCAGCTGACTTCGGTCGGTCCAAGGCCGTTGCGTGGTATGGTATCCTCAATTTCGGCATTATCTGGGACACCGCTAATCAGGGTGAGGCTCGGATCGTGCATGTTGCATCGACCTAATCGGTCACATCCTAGGCGGATGAAGTAAGAGGAGACTCTTAGATGGCCTACACTCACTCTAAATACGAAGTCGATATGACGCCATTCATTCCTGCGACGGGAGCCGGTCCTACCGCGAACGCGCTTGGAGTGAATATTTCAGTTACCGGACCTAATGCAGAATGGGCTCCTGGTATTGTTCCTCATCTGATTCGGGGAATGACTGTTATGCCTCTAACAGGACCAGTTCGGTCAGATCCTGTCCACGCCAAATTCCGCAAAGCTGAGGTTGCAGGTTCGGCACAGGCGACTGACTGGACTAACATTGGTCAGGTGGTTCTTTCCACCACTGTTACCACACTTGGCGGCGGGTTCTACTTTATTCCCACTGCTCATATCGAGATTAAGCCGGGTCAGAGTGTGCAGTTGCATGTCACTGCCGCGGCTACGGCTGGGTCCTACGCAAAGGCGGTTCTCTATGTTGAGCCGCGTTGGGAAGAGCCTGGCAACATCACCGGCCTGAACCTCACTACGGGTTCGGTCACGCTATAGTTCAATCCAACCCCCCGGGCGTATAGTAGCCCCTTGAATGCCGTAAGGCGGAGGGCGAACCGGGGGGTCAAGGAGGAGAACCATAATGACAGCTCTTGCCGCCTCTGACTGGGGTGTCTCAGTCACCGATCGAAGGATAGAAAATAAGTTGAGAGTCAATCGGGTTAAGTTGACCCTCAATACTGATGGAGGCTTCTATCCAAGTGGAACTGTCGGTATTGCCCTTCCAACTACAGCCTCTACCTGGGGTATGGTTAGAAATATCGACTACATCTGTATATATGACAATGATGCTCTCAACGGCATCCTATGGAAGTATTTGGTGACTTCACATCAAATTGCGGGCTTCTGGAGTGAAAATCCGACTGCTGCTGGCGGTCCTACCCACTTCTCAATGTTGCCCACAACGTGGTCACCATCAGATTCTCCAAGTCAACCTACGATTTACGTCGAAGCAAAAGGTTGGTAGGATTGGGGGACTTCGGTCCCCCTATCCTTCTCATAAAAACATCAGGAAAAAGAGATGAACAAAAAGCAGCTTAAGGAAGCTATGAACACTCGTCCACGCAATGTCGCCCTGGTAGCTCTTGGGCCTAGCTTTATCGAGTTTATGAAGGAGCAAATTCATATGAAGAATATGCCTGCTCGCTTCGATGAAGTTTGGGTAGTAAATAGGGGAAGTAGAGCTCTGATACATGACAAAGTTTTTGCAATGGATGATCTACAGTGGCTCAACGAGAGAGATGAGCACTATGGTCGCTATTTGCAAAACCATAACAGGCCCATTATCACCAGCACGCCTTATCCAGAATTTCCTAGTGCTGTAGCATACCCGATTAAAGAGGTTATGGATCTTGTAGGGGACGATCTCTTCAACAATGGTTGTGTGTATATGGTAGGCTATGCGATGTTAATTGGGGTTGAGACTCTCTTCATCTATGGTGCTGATTTTTCCTACCCCAACATGCAAGCTGCCGAAGAGGGTGGTCAGGCAATGGGCTATATTTTGGGTATGGCCCGGGCCAGGGGAATACAGATCAGAATTCCCCAATCCTCCACTTTATTGAGCAGTAATATCTCACAGCTTCAAGAGGACGGAACAATGCGCCGGCCCTTGTATGGGTATCATCGAAAAGAGGGAGTTCACGTTGAACAGTCAGGAATCTTTGGATCCGGTCCTACTTCTATCACACATACGCCAGATGGTGTAGGGCCAATGATTGATCATAACTTGGCTATTGTTCAAGGTCGGGCTGTACAGACAAAGCCAAATGAAATCCCAGATGATATGGAGATTGCGGGACCAATGACTATTCAAAAGGTGAAACCTGAAGATCCTTTCTCCATGAGGCGCTATGCTCAGCCAATTCGTAAGAAGAGAGGTAAAAAGAAATGAGTATTTTTACTGAAGTTCACGAGTATAGCATCGATCGGCAGGGTCGAGCTAACATGCTTCGGACTAATTCCTACATCTCGGTGGCTTGCGATGAGAACCCTGAGCTATTCTTCTGTCGAGGCAAAGTCTTCTCAGGTGATGGTTCACTAGTTAAGCCCGCCGACGTGCCTGGATGGGCTTTCAAGGAGTTCGCTAAATGCACCGATGAAGCTATCGGCTCAGCTGGATGGAGCCGGGATAAGTTTCCTGGTATAAAGAAGGCTAAGCAGGACAAGCCAGAGGTTGTAGAAAAGCCGAAGCCAAAGCGGAAGCGGACGAAGAGAAAGAAAGCTGCTCCTAAGTCCGCATTTGAGGCAGAGGATTACAAACCTAATCTGGACGCCCCCGTCGATGCTGATGATTGGGAAACCCAGACAGTAGAGGAGCAATCAGATGGCGACACCGACCTCAGCTGATTTCGTCGGCGCAGGCTCTTATGTTTCAAAAGGAGTATATCGTCATGTATGGTCTGTTGGTGCCACCGTCACAGGCGTAGGCAATGCAGTAGACCTTTATACAATGGACGATGTTTCCATTGAGATATCTGGGCCGACAGGCGGAACTAGCAGTATTACTATTGAAGGGAGTAATGGGGCAACCCCTACTGGCACCTACTTCACCTTGAATACTCCTACTGGAGTTGCAACCTTCACAACCGCTGTAAACAAAATGATTGTGGAACGGCCCCGATACATTCGACCAAACATGACAGTGAATACTGGCATTGTTGGCGGGATCATCTTAATTGGCAGCGGTGGCGGACGGATGAGGTAAATGGCTAACTTCCAGTTTACAGGCGACATCAAAACTGATGTGTTGTTTCGCGGCGGTGAGCCGACAGATGGCACTTCAGATTATGACACCCAAGTTCAGATTTGGATTAATCGGGCGTATGAGATGGTCTGGACTGGAGGAGCCGAATTCGATCCGACGATCAATGAGAACTGGTGGTGGCTGAGAGCTAGTGAGCCTGGCATCCTCACCCTACGGCCATCAATCACAACTGGTTCTGTTTCCGTCACAAATGATAGTACTACAGCTACACTGAGTGCATCACAGACGACTGATGTCGCCGGCTATTACTTTGCTGTTGAAGGTCATGCTGATGTATTTAAGGTTGCTACCCACGGTGGTGCTACGGCTACACTAACCTTAGATAGCGTCTATACAGGAACTACGAATGCCGAAACTGCTTATACCCTCTTCAGGTTGGACTATGCCTTAGCCTCTGATGTGTTATCTATCAGATCTCCAATGATGGTTTATCAAGAGGGGGAGTATAAAGTAGAGGGAGTTGAGTTAGGAGAGATGTTGAACCAATGGCCCCTAAGTGCAGTAAGTTCAGGGGTGCCTCAACAATTCGCAATGTTGACTGAGACAGAGGTTCAATTCTCACACTTTGGTGGAACAAGCAGCACTGATCTTATACGGGTGGAGTATGACTATAACGCTAGACCTTCACCTTTTACCCTCTTTAATACCGACACAGAGGAGCCGGTAATCCCCCAACAGTACCGTAGACTCTTAGCTGACATTGCCCTCTCGTTTCTGTTTGGGGCCAAATCAGACAACCGAGAGGACAAGACTATTGGATTGGCTAGGTCAGGATTGCAAGCAATGTCTAGGGAGCAAAAGCGAAAAGAGAATACAGTTGGTGATCAGTACGGGAAAATCATACCGAGGCAAGGCCAAGTTCAGCGGTATGGACGCCCCCTACGGACGGCATCAGGACTGATTATAGGATAATACAGTGCCATTCACTGGTGAGATAGCAGAACTTACAATCGGGCAGACAGGTCTTACAGGGACCAAGAATCCTGCAACTGTGAATGTTGAAGCTCTCTTGACCGCTCAAAATTTGAGCTACTCCGAGGGAACGCTCCAAAAAGAGCCAGGCACAGCCAAGTATAATTCGTCAGCCATTGCTAGTACACCATCAATATTAGGAGGTCATGATTGGCATCCTGTTGATGGTACGCAAAGAATGGTTGTGGTAACATCTACTGGGAACTTATTAAAAGATGCGGGTACTGGTGACTTTGCTACAACCTTGGCAAGCAGTCTTACGGTTACGCCAGATGTGGTGCCTCAGTTTATTGAGGGCGGAAAGGAAGCGGCAGCGAACAATCGCAAACTATTCATATTTACGGGGCTCAATGCCGTTCAAGTTCTCAGCGGGGACGGAGCGACGACTAGCGCTTTGGCGACACCGCCGTCGGATTGGTCGGGAGGAAACCAGCCGCGAGTAGGGACAATTCACGAAGGCAGACTATGGGGAGCTGGAAATACTAATGATCCCCATCGCCTCTACTATAGCATTACCACCGATCATGAAGATCTTACAGGATCTGGCTCAGGTACTCTTGCTATTTACCCTGGTGAGGGATTGGGTATTGTAGGGATTTACTCCTTCAGATCTGGATTGGCAGTATTCAAGCATCCTCGTGGAATATACTTCGTTGATACTAGCGATCCATCAGTAGGCAACTGGAAGGTGACTAAGATCACTGATCAAATTGGTACAGCCTGGATTGGTACTTCAGCCGCTGTCGAAAACGACGTTTATTTTTTGGATATAGCAGGAAATGTTAGAACCCTGCAAACTACTGACGAGTTTGGGGATGTATCTTCAACTTCGGTTAGTGACATTCATGATATGGACCCTTTTATAAGGGATAATCTAAACTTTGAGCATGTTCGCAAATGGCACATGATCTATTACACTACCAAGCGGGAGGTTCATATAGCAGTAACTGGCACAGGGGCTACTACGAATAATTCCCGCCTTGTAGTAGACTTAAATAGGAGAGATTTACCTCGCTTTAGATTTTCCTGGTTCGATACTCCTGTTTCATTATGGACAAGGTTGGTTGATAATGTTCCTGAATTAACTGGTGGAGCTAATGATGGCTTTGTAAGAAGAATGGATCAGTCTATTAGAAGCCATGATGGTACAGGGATACCGTCGGTATTCCAAAGTCCACATTGGGATCTTGCTCATATTGATCCCCAACTCGGAACAGTTCGCAAGAACGGGGCTTTTCTTGAATTAGTTCTTGAGCCAAAGGGGACTTGGAATCTGTCCGTAGATATATTATGGGACGGAGCTATACATGAAACAATCCAGTTCAACATGGGAACAACTGGAGCTTCCCTTGGAAGCTTCGTGCTTGGAACCAGTAGACTCACCGAAGAAGGATTGGTCAATCATAAGAGGCGAATTACTGGCGGAGGCCGCCGCTTTGGGCTTATTGGGTCCAACTCAGGAGATGCACAAGACTTCTCTCTCGGACGATTCTACCTCCACTTTCACCGCGGAGATGAGGCTTTACGATGAAAAATAGGAAATATCTTATATTTGAAGATTGGAATGGAGTTCAAGTTCTTGCTAAAGTCCTCTGCAAATACTGTGATACAGTGTTGAGCGGTCTCGTTCCTGATGATCGACTTGAGAGAACATACAAAGTTGCTAACGGGACAGTTGTTAAAGAGAGATATCTTGTCATGGGTCACACACCGGAGTATAATGTAGTACGTATTCGGATGCAAGATGGATCTCAACATGACACTGGAGTGTGCAAAAAGTGTGCTGATAAACTAACAGATGAGATGGCTCAAGAACTCCATGATGCTGATATCAGCACAATGGAGTGGGAATCAAGACAGAAGATGCCTGAGATGTTGAAGGTTCGTATAGCTGATCATATCGCAGATAGAAGGGCTAGGTAATGGCAGCTGGATCATATTCCCATACTACTCGTGCCTCTGGTCTGACATTAACTGCTGTAATCTATAATGCAGATCATGAGAATCATATTACCAATCACAACACTGAGACGATGGATGATTACTCAACCACCGTCGCTCAGATGAAAACCATGACCGCACCTGGGGGTGTAGACTCAGAATCTCAAGCTACTTCCCTTGCAGGTGAGCTTGAGAGATTACGATTTGTTATTCAAGCGATCCACGGCAACAGTCAATGGTATCCTGGGTCTTTTCCCAAAACCCAATCAGATATGTTCAGCTTCTAGGAGGTTCTAATGGGAGTTTATTCCAAGCAGCTTCTGTCTGGTTCTTCAAACGGGCTGGGCATCCTTATCACTGGAACGGCTACTACGGCCTTGACTACCATCCATACTGCTGTAACCGGAACATCAGGGATTGATGAGGCATATGCCTATGCTGTCAATACCACTACAACTGCAGTAAAGCTGACAGTTCTGTATGGAGATGCAGGTGATGCCTCTCAGGTGATTGAACAAACCATAAGCGGTGAAAACGGTCTTGAGCTTGTTCTTCCTGGCATTCCAATTCAGAATGCCAAGATCATAAAAGGTTTCGCCGGAACTGCGAATGTTATAGCAGTCCATGGTTGGGTTAATAGGGTGACATAATGTTCAGCAGAATTCCAGGTTTAGATAAAATTGTTCGAGCAGGTGTAGCTGCACGGACACATCTTGGTTTGGGTACTGGAGACAGCCCGGTCTTCGCCGGTCTTGACGTCAACGGCGGGGAACTTGTCTTAGACGCTGACGGCGATACGAGCATCACGGCGGACTCAGACGACCAGATCGACATCAAAATTGCTGGTGCTGATGATTTTAGTTTCAAGGCCAATACATTTGAAGTACAGACCGGCAGTAATATTGATATGAATGGCACTGAACTGATTCTTGATGCGGATGGAGATACCAGCGTCACGGCGGATTCAGATGATACCATTGATTTCAGGATTGCCGGTGCTGATGATTTCCAGATGACGGCTAATACACTGAGTGTGCTATCCGGCAGCACCCTCAATATTGATTCCGGCGCGACCATAGCTAATAGCGGGACTGCGACAGGGTTTGGAGGTGCAGCGGGTTTAGTGTTGCTCGATACTCAGACAGCATCAGCATCGGCTACCCTTGACTTTACTACAGGGATAAGTAGTACTCATTCAGTATATCTTTTTGTGTTTGAAAACATAATAGGAGAGAATTCGACTGAGCGTTTACGTCTATTAGTGTCTGATGATGCAGGTGCTTCGTGGGAAGAAGATGTGGCTGACTACAGATATATCCTAGGTAAGCGGGAGACTAATGGATCCTCTTGGGTTGGTGCAGAGTTCAATGATGGTGCTGCCTTTATGAATATTGCTCAGGGTGCCCCTGCCGCAGATCCAGAACAGAACGGCCAAATGTGGATGTATAATGCACCAAACGCAGCATCATACACATTCTTCCAGGCCGAGTTTATGTATCTGAACAATGATACGCCATCCATAATGCGACATGATTACATGACTGGTATGACCAGCAGTTCTAAAGCGGCTGTCGATGGAGTTCAGTTCTATAAGACATCAGGGAACCTAACTTCTGGTGTAATCCGTATGTATGGCCTGATTGCAGCTTAGAGAGGTAATGAGATGTACACATATGCTGATGTTGGTGAAACTCCAGGAACACCACCAAAGACGAAAGCAGAGAAAGAGAAGATAGCTGCTGCGTGGAATGCTGAAATTGCGGCCCAACCATTGCGTGATTGGTATGACCAGATGGCAGAGTCAGATCAAATTATCATGCCTCGTTGGGCAGAAGACTTTGCAGATGTACTAGAAGGTTTGGGTGCAACACTGCCCTCAGAAACGGCAGATAGACTGGCAGCAAAGAAAGCACTACGAGCCTCAAAGCCCGTCTAGCAGAGGAAGCTTTAGGAGCCGAGGATGACTGATCAGCATGTATATCCCGTGGGCGACTTAAAGGAGCATGAGACCGAGGGCGGCGACTGCTGGTGTCGGCCACGGGTGTTCTGGACCTCACGACAGGATCGGCTCGTGGCACACAACAGCCTGGACCGGCGCGAGGACTACGAGGGGGCGGTACATTGACTGGATTGAGTTATTACTGGCGAGCCCTCCTCTTGGAAGAGGGCAGATAAATGCCCAGCCCCGCCCCTGTCCTGCCCGTTTCGTGTCCGTTGCGACGGCCAAACTGGATACAATACGTTCTGACAATCGTCATTGTTATAGTCGGTGGTGTCTTCGTTTATGGACAGTTGACGCAAAAGGTTTACTCATTGTCTGAAGCTCATGCAGCAAGCGAGAAGGTACAAGCTGAGGTCACAGTGGCTGTGCAAAATCAGAGCATTGAACAAGCTGTGCTAAAACAGCAAGTTGAGAACATTCAGACTGAACAACGAGAGTTTCGTGCAGAAGTGAAGGACTCCCTAAAGGAGATAGTGCGTAAGATCGATGGTCG